TGACAAAATCTCAGGTAAGCGTCCTCGCTTTGAGATTGTCAAAGGTGCTATTTCAGGCATTGGTCTCTTTGCTACCCTGTACAAATATTCAGATAGCAAAAACGTTTTGGTGTTCGATGACTGTGACGTTTGGGAAGATCAGGATGCACTGAATGTTCTTAAGGGTGCATTGGATTCGGGTAAGACCCGTCGTATATCTTGGAACAAAGATTCTCGTTTGTTGCGTGACGAAGGTGTCCCAAATACTTTCAACTTCAATGGCTCAGTGATTTTCATCACTAACTTGAATTTTGCAGATCGCCGCAGCAATAAAATCAAAGCTCACTTGGAAGCATTGCAGTCTCGTTGTCACTATCTGGATTTGACTATTGACACCGAGCGTGACAAAATGTTGCGTATCAAGCAAGTGCATCGGGATGCTGATGGTGGTCTGTTTGCAGACTACGATTTTGAAGCAGATCAATCACAAATGGTCCTTGACTTTATGTGGGACAATCAAGATAAATTGCGTGAGATTAGCTTGCGCATGGCACTGAAAATTGCTGACTTGGTTAAGATCAGCCCAAATTGGCGCAATCTTGCTACTGCAACTTGCATGAAAAAAGCGTAAAGTTGAGCAATACATAAAGGGGACTTAGGTCCCCTTTTTTGCCACTATCTATTGCGTTATCTATTACAATAGTATATAATGAATGATGATCAAAAAGCCTAACAATAAAGAGCAAGTAGTTGATTACTTGCTAAAATATATAAGTCTGGGCACTTACGACAAAAAGTTTGTAGGGAATATATTGCAGCTTAACGTGGCAGCTAGTAAATCAGTTACTACCAATCAAGCGGCACTATTGGATAAAATCATTCTGCGATATCATAGACAGCTAGCCAAAGCAGAATTAAATAGCATTGACTTAGTTAACTTATCGTGGAAACTTCCACCAATCGAAAGTTCTCCTATATTCACGGAGGCGTATGTTTCAATTATGGATGATACTACCATAACTATTCATAGCCCATACAAGAAAGAGTTTGTAAAAGAACTCAAGCAGCATGATTACATGAACTGGGACCGCGAGGGAAAACTATGGTCTACAGTAGCATCAGAACATACTCTGAAGGAAGTGTTGGAAATTGTAAATTCAAATTATGATAAAGTAAACTATTGCCCCGTAGTGCAGCAAGTATTAAATACTGTGAAAGAGTACGAGACCATGATATATTGGAATCCAACTCTGTCTCGAATTAACGGTAACTTGTATGTAGTTGCTGCGAATGGTCCGTTAATGGAAGCCATTAAAAATCTTCCCTTAGGTACTGACTACCACACTCTAGCTATTCTAAGTAGAATGGGAATCAGAATTGAGCCTGCTCTCATCAGCGCGATCCATGATGAACTGGGCGGAACAGACGAAGTGTTGAAGAAACTTATATTTGCAATTGATCCTCAACCCAAAATAGAGATGACTAATCAAACTATAGTGGTCGAGCACTTAGTGGATATCAAAGCAGATATAGTGATACTGAATCAGTGGTTCGGTACAAATAAAAGCTATGTCATGGAACTAGCTAATCTGCTAAAAGCAAATAAAATCGAACACAAAATATTAAAATCTAAATCGGGGTTTGGTGAAATGGTTGATATTGATTTAAAATCATATGCTATGCCAGTTAAACTTAACCTCGGAGTATTCAATACTCACGGCGCACACAAACATATTGCCAAGAATGTACAATTGGTAAACAGCAATGAAATCTACATCGAGTATAAATGAAACAATGTAAAATAATCGTCAAAGACGAAGTAAACGTGAAGATAGAGGGGCTGGATCTACCTGATCGCAAAGCTCTAATGAAACTATTTGAATTTGATGTGCCCGGCGCGCGGTATTTGCCGAGTGTCCGATTAGGTAGGTGGAACGGCAAGACTAGTTACTTTAGTCTAGGTGGCTCAAGTTATATCAACTTACTACCCGAGATTCTGCCTGTGCTTGAGCGGGTTGGATACGACATTGAGTTAGAAGATACGAGGGATTATACAACTTCTTTTGCATTTAATGAGGTCACCGAGGAAACATTCAAGCACAAAGTGTGGCCTAAGAATCATCCTATCGCAGGTCAACCAATTGTACTGCGCGACTATCAGATTGAGATTATCAACAATTATCTCAAGAACCCACAAGCACTACAAGAGATTGCAACGGGCGCTGGCAAGACACTAATCACTGCTGCACTTAGTTCTGCGATTGAACAGTATGGTCGTAGTATTGTTATTGTTCCTAACGTCAGTCTAGTGGGACAAACAGAAGCTGACTATATTAACCTTGGACTTGATGTTGGTGTATACTATGGTGGTCGCAAAGAGTACAACAAGACGCATACTATTTGCACCTGGCAGTCATTGGGCAACATGCTTAAGAACACTAAGGCAGGTGAAGCAGAGGTTGATATTGGCGACTTCATTGAAGGTGTTGTTTGTATCATCGTTGACGAGGTTCACCAAGCTAAAGCAGAAGTATTGAAGACATTGCTCACTGGCGTAATGAGTCAGATTCCACTACGATGGGGGTTGACTGGTACTATACCTAAAGCTAGATTTGAATCAATGTCACTTACTGTTAGCTTAGGTCCAGTCATTGGTAGCTTGTCTGCTAGTACATTACAAGAGCAGGGTGTGTTGAGTAACTGCCATGTTAACATTTTGCAACTACAAGATGGGGTAGACTTTCCTAACTATCAAACTGAGTTAAAGTACCTAGTCGAGAATAGCGAACGCATGGATTGTATTGCATCACGCATCTTTAAGATTAAGGATACTGGTAACACATTAGTCCTAGTAGACCGCATCGAAGCTGGTAAGATTCTTCATCTTAAATTGGAAGAACTAGGTGTACCTGAAGATGATGTAGTTTTCGTTTCGGGTGGCACCAAGTCTACCACACGCACTGACCACTATGATGACATTGCTACCGCAACCAACAAGATTATTATTGCAACATACGGTGTAGCCGCAGTTGGTATTAATATCCCGCGTATCTTCAATGTAGTGTTGATTGAACCGGGTAAGAGTTTCGTTCGAGTTATTCAAAGTATCGGACGAGGCATTCGTAAGGCAGAAGATAAAGACTTTGTGAATATCTGGGATATCACTTCAAGTTGTAAATTCGCTAAACGACATTTAACACAACGGAAGACATTCTATAAAGATGCTAGCTACCCGTTTGATGTTGAAAAAATTAAGTACAAGTGATATAATAACAATATGCGTATATTAACCCTCGAAAATTCCTATTATAACTTAGAGACTCTACCCGATGAAGTAGATGATTTACGTTTTGCTATCTTAGATAACAGCAATCCCCAAAATGTAGACTATCACTATATTCCTCTAATCTTTCTGGAAAGTTTCAACAGCCCTGCACTTGTGTTAAAGATTGGTGACAAGACTGTAAAGATGCCCGTCGATTGGCAGATACTCATCGGTGAACCTGACATGGGAGACTTAGAGACACTGCCACTTACTAGTATCAATGATCGGGGCTTCAAGGCGTTCGAATTTAATCCTTTATCAGCATTCAGACCTAGTTTTCAAGATATTGAGATTGTTGATATCTATCACGATGTAACTTGGTATGCCCCTCGACTAAAGAACGGGCAGTTCTTGTGCGTACCCATTGATGATAACGAGAAACCCCGATGCGTTTACTTTGTTAAAGAGATTAGCAGAAACTGCGAGATTATTGATTATTCACAGGCATTTTAAAAATGGCAACTAGAAAAGCAGCAGCACCCGTCGACGAGAAATTCGAGAACATGGACTTTGATTTGTTCAGTGCCCTAGCTGCCCTAGACAAAAAAGACTATGCTTATATCGACCGACTCACTGACGAGCAGCAACGAAAGTTCGTACCTTATATGATGACGCACTGGATGAGTGCTATTAAGTCTAGCGGCGACCTGCAGGGCTACTATTTGATGAGTACTAACTATCATGCAAACACTCACTTGTTCAATGAATATGTGAGCAAGCATCCCAAGCTACAGTGGCAGATGTTGTGTGCAGCTAGTCCGGGAATCGGTAAGCAGTTTCATCAATGGATCCCGCATCTGTCTAGTAAAGTAACACAGCTTAAAGAAACTCCCAAAGAAAAAGAAGTACGTGAATACTTCACTAAGATATATCCCAAAGCAAGCGAAGCAAATATTTACGCTACTAGCGAAGCGTTTGTAACTTCACACAAGAAAAAAGTATATCTTGCCAGCAAGTATCCTAACTTAAAACAAACAGATATTGAAACATTATCGGAGCTAGTTACAGATGCTGAAATTAAACAATATGAAAAAGATAGCGGTAATAGTTGAGTCAAAGCACACTTGTGAGTTTTGTCACCGCGAGTTTGTAAGAGAACGAACACTACTCAGTCATCTATGCGAACAAAAGCAACGATGGCTGAACAAAGATATCAAGGGTAACCGATTGGGGTTTCAGTGTTGGCTTCAGTTCTATAACAAGAACAGCATGAGCCGAACTAAGAACAAGACCTATGAAGAATTCATCAAAAGTGCGTACTATACTGCTTTTGTAAAGTTTGGTAATTACTGCGCAGAAGTCAATGTAGTCAATGTAAGTCGATTTGTTGATTGGTTGCTCAAAGAAAATACCAAGCTAGACAATTGGCACAGTGACTCAGTGTACACTACCTTTTTGCAGGATTACCTTCGTAAAGAGGATCCGTTCGATGCAATACATCGAGGCATAGAGCATACTATGCTGTTAGCCAAAGAAGCGAACATTCAGCCCCATGACTTACTACGATATGGAAACGTGAACAAGATTTGCTATGCCATAACAACGGGTAAGATAAGCCCGTGGATGTTGTATCAAAGTGACAGTGGTACCCGTTTTCTAGATACATTAAATCCAGATCATGTTAAAATGATCATAGATTACATAGATCCAGAACAGTGGGCAATCAAATTCAAACGTGATTTAGAAATCACAAAGCAGATAAGGGAAATACTTAGTGCTGGGGGGTATTAAAGATGAGCATAACTTTCGAGTTAAAATACCTTGGGAATCTCGTAAATGGAATGACCGAGAAGTAGATTGGGTAGATACTTCAGCATGGGCACTAGAACAGTTTGGATTACCCGGTGACAAGTACTCTTGCAAGTTTTTAAATGACAGCATGGAGTTTTGGTTCGAAGACGAGAAAGATGCGATATTCTTTGAATTGAGATGGGGCTGAAATGGCTGATATAATACTTGAAATTAGTGTAACTAGAACACTAGAAATAGTTCATGAACTCAGGCACATCGGTTGGGTTCAACATGTAGATTTTGATTTTGCTTGCCACAAACAGATGTTTGATTCGCAGGTTAGCGATGACCAAACAAGAGAACGACATACTGTATTTACTTTTTACAATGACTCTAATGCTAGTTATTTTATGTTAAGGTGGGGATGATGGATAATAGAATGATTGAAGATTTTGCACACCGGTATGGTGCTAGAGTAGATTACCAGCGTAATCGTAGCAATTTTCAAACCTATAGCAGATCAATAGATTATTACGATGATAATAAAAGTATAGTAGACATTGAACTATCCAGGATAGGATTTGAACATTTGATTCAAATGGATAATCAAGCAGAACTAGATTACCGAGCTAGTAGAGAAGAGGCACGAATGCGCAGCCGATACCCCGCATTGGCAGAAGCATACAGCAAATACAAAATGTTACTGGAGCTATATAAATGAAAAATCCGTATGAACTTCATTCGTATCAAAAAGCACTGCATGATAAAATGCTAGCCGGTGGCTTCAGGCCCAGTGAACTGACACTATTTACTTCTGGGCGGTCAACTGGTAAGAGTATGCTAAATGCAATGTATGCAGAGATGGTATCACGAATGTCTATCCCACAACCAAAATTTGAAATCTTGGATAAAGCACAAGTAGACGGCGACATTTGGTATACGGTAGCCTGTACCAGAGAAGTAAGTTCGTGGGTAAGAGAGCAACCCAAAGACTTGCAATACACCCATGCCACTCAAGAGTGGGTGTCAAACAAGTTCGACATACACGAAAAACTATACACGGTGATGGCACTGCGATGGAGCTAGCATTAAGTGAAAGTCGTGTCTCTGGTTCACGATATCATACAGTTGATCCTAATGCTAATTGGGATCCTTATTGGCATGAAATGGAAAACTGGTGCATTGAAACATTCGGACCTACTCCGGTTGAGGGTATATGGCAACCGGGTGCTCGTTGGTATATGAACAATAGTAAGTTTTGGTTTCGTAGTGAAGCAGATTTGTCTTGGTTCTTGTTGAGGTGGGCATGAGTAAGAGAGAAGTAAAAGCTATCTACCATTGGGGAGAGAAGCATTGGTATCCCTGTGGCATGAATATTAAAGACAAGCTCTGGTGGCGATTCATTCCCGGAGTTGTAATCAATGTTAAATGGCCTAAAGGATTAGTTAAAGTTGGGCCTAGTCACAGAGAAGGGTGGTCTGGCTACGGTCCAGAATTTGAATATATC